AGCTTACTGTATTAGATAGATCTTCTGCAATGAAGCAGCCGGACTCTGCCGTATAGTTGTTTCCTGTGACCACTCCATACGATTCGCCGGTGCTTGTTTTGGTCTGAACGGTTCCCAGTTCCACATCGGTCACTCCCTGCACGTTCTGTATCGCGTCTACGCACTTTGTCTTGTTGAATGTCCCTCCGTACACTATTCCGGCCAGATAGGCGTTAATGGCATCCTCTACGGGTTTTCCTCCACCGTCTATGCGTGTTCCGTCTGAGGTGAGTATCTGAGGGTCGTAGTACACTTTTACGGCTATCTTGATTTTGTCGGCCGGAAGACTGCGTATGCTTAAGAATACACCAGCTATTTTCACGCTGTTCATATACGATTTAAACGCCGTTAGAACGTCTTCCGAAAGCGGTGTGGGAAGATTGTTTTCCTGACCTGATACAAGTATCTGTATCGTGTTTCCTGCATCCTGTACGGCACAGTATTTTACCACCTGCTTGGCCGTGTCAGCCACCGGATAGCGGAAAGCGTGGGTCTGTTCGTCATACTCCAGCGCATCGCCGTACTGGAATGCGAGTGCCTGGGCGTGATACCATCGGACGGTAGGAACGATGCTCTGTGCAATGCGTTCGTCTACGTCCTGCTTGTGCGCATCGAACATCACTTCCAGGGCATAGGCACAGGCAGCCACGATGTAGATAAGAATATTCTCTATGGATACGGTGCTGAAGGTGTTGTCCCATGTGGCATCTTCTCCTGTAATGCCATACGCTTCGCGCAAGGTATTGTCCTCCATGAAGCGGTCGGTCATCGTCTTTTTAATTTCTGCGATTGTTCTTGCCATAACTACACAAATTCTTTGGTGAATTGTTCCGTGAATATCTTCAGCCGCACCTCGCTGTCGGATGTTTCGGAGGTGGCGGGCGACACATTGTTAGCCTTGCAGTATTCCTGCATTTCCCGGTTTATAACCACGTCCGGCACACTGACCGTCATGCCGGGCGTGAGTTTTTCCGTAGGGCTTATGTCGTTCTCGCGTGCCAGGATGAAGACCCCTGCGAGGTCTCCATATTCCTGTATGGCGATGTCTGCCAGTGTCTGGTTGGGTAATACCGTTACGTTCATGGCAGCTTCCTCCATATAAGTCTTACAACAATTATCAGGAAACCTATTCCTCCAAGATACATCAGGGCCGACTGCCACCATGATAGCGTTTCCTTTCTTTCCGCTTTCACGGTAGACACTTCCTGCTCTATCTGCTGCATCCGGTTCTGTATGTTCGTGATTTCCGCATACATGGTTTCTATCTTCGTATCGGTCTGCGAGGTATCCCTTCTCTCTTCCTGGGTGCTGCTGTTCAAAGAACCCGTCGTTACGCTGGTAGGATATTGGTTTCCGGTAGAATCAGGAGGTGAATACTCCGTGCGCTCCCAGCTTGCCGTAACTTCCTCCAGCTTCTGCCACCAGCTGGAGAAAAGTTCCTGAATCATCTCCTGCGTATGCTGATAGCTGCTGTCCGATACCTGCGTGTCGGTCTTCGTATCCGTCTGCTTGTCGGTGGTGGCATCCAGCCTCATGGGAGGCTGCGACTTGCAGGCCGTCAGCATCAGTGCCAGGACTACAAGCAGCAGAAAGCTTTCCATCCACTTGTATGCCTTATCGAGTAGTCTTTCCATCATAACAGTATAAGATTGATAAAAATGATAATGAATCCGGTTATTTCCATCCAGAACGCGGGCCTTGCATATACTATCTTAGTCCACAAATCCGACTGCATGTTATCGGCCATCACGTGCCGCACGATGTAGACTATCGGAAGAAGCCAGGTAATCAGGAGCAAGGGATTCGTACATGCCACCCACGCCTGCGTACTGAGCATAAGAAGTGCGGTACCGCAATAATGGATAATGCCTTCCGTTCGTTCCTTGAATCGTGGTGAAAGTGTAATGATTATCATTCCTATTAATGCCAGGAACACGAGGAACTGAATGTTTTCAGGCGTTCGTCCTACTGAGGACACGAAGAAGGTAAATCCGTTAAGCCCCAGGCAGACGGAAAACCATTTCGGGTGCTCCAGCCGGTAATAGGTCTCTGAGATTGAATAAGGAATACCGCCTGTCTTGTAGATTACCACTGCGGTATAAAGGGCGAAAATCAACGCCGATATGATTCCGAAGATTGTTTCCATATTGATTCTTTTTTAAGTTCTACAAAGCTTTCCATCCATCAAGTACATCCTGCTGCACAGCCGGAATACCGTTTTCCACCAGGCTGATAGCCGATGCAAAAGCGCACATCGTCGCCTGGTCGTTCACATCGGGTTCGAATGTGGTAGGCACCTGCATTTCCCTGCACACGGCTGAAATGTAGCCCGATGTGTGATTCTCCGTAGCGGGTGCCCACCGGTTGATGTAGTCCGCAATGGTGCGGCATCCGTGCAGACGGTGGTAATTCTGTAGCGTGCGAATTAGTGCGCGATACCCCCACATGGGAGCGATGAACTGGAAGAATGATCCGTCCGTCTGTTCCTGGCGAAGTCCCTGCCATTTATCTTTACTCAGCCGGATATTCCCCGGATTGTTGTTGCGTAAACCTCTTGGTAACTGTGTCATTTTGTTTCCTCCTCTTTCTTTTCTTGGTCTAAAAATTGTTGTAAATAAGGTATCTTCCGTACCACTTCGAAGCTAAGCACATAATACATGAAGTTCAGCGGCCTGGAGTGAGGGAACAGCTTTCGCATGTTTCGCAGTGTGTTCACCCCGTAGAAGTAGCACACGGCATACACGATGCCTGTAATGCACTGCAAAGCCCCGTCCAGGTTCTTCATCTTCTCTCCGATAATGTAGATGCTCAGCACGATTACGTAGAACACGAATGTTTCTAATAGGCAGTGAAAGAACTTCCGGTTGTTGAAACGCTCGTGTTTGGCCACAATGCCGGCAATGAGTCCGGCCAGACAGTTAATCGCGAAGATGAAGAAGATGACAAACACCATGTCCTTCACCGGTGCGAAGTATGCCAGCGTGATGCTGAATAGCGTAGCCAGCATGTTCTTAATTCCTGTAATGATTTCCATATTTTCAGTTTTCATTTTCAGATAAAATAAGTTGAATGTTCTCTTCCAGATCATTGTAGTCCACTCCTGCGCGCTCCAGATGCAAGCGAATCTGCTTTTCTATCTTTGCACGGTTGGCAGAGGAGCGTATATACCTCAGAAGGTTAGGACCCAGTGCCGGGTCTTCCTTCCATTCACCCTGATTCATTCCCAGCACGATGGCTGCACATTGAATCGTTGTATCTCCCAGCGTAAGTCCTTCCTGTATCAGCAAGTCTCCGCTGTCGTCAAGCATTATTCCTTTCATCATATCAGTGCGTCACTTTAGTGTCCTCATAATCCTGTTTGTTCAGTTCGCTGGCTTTCGATGTGACCGCAGCAGCGGTTCCCGTCTGTGCGGTAGCAGAACCGGTGGTGCTCACCTGGTGAGTGTGGCCATTGAATGTGCGTACCAGTTCGTTAATCTTATCGGTAAGTGTGCCGATGTTAATCAAGCCTCCGTTACTTCCTCCGTTTATCACGATTTCAGCCGATGCGGTGATTTCCATCTTCTCCACTTCAGTAGCCGATATGAGAAATGCATCCGAAGACTGTCCTTCCACTATACCCACCAGGCATAAAGAACCGGATTTAGGATACAATATCACGGAACCTGCACCAAGCTGAATATCGTAAAACTCCAGCCCGTCGATTACTCCCTTTGCATCCATTGTCTTCTCTTCTGTATTTACCGAAAGCACTTCTACCCATACCAGCGTGGCTTTGGTTTGTCCTGGAAGCTTAGACATAGCCTGCTTTAATTCTTCATCCAGTGTCATTCCGCACGTCCTCCCAGTTCTACTTTTTGTCGGTAAGTAGCATTGTCAGAAAAAGTCTTTGTCACTTTCTCGATAAAGTATTTACCATCCATTTCCGGCGTGATCATGCTTTTCAGGTCCATCACCATGCCAAATCGAACGGAAGGAATACCGAACAGTTCCACTCCACCTTTGTACTTCTGTTTTTTCAATCCCTCATAGTATCGTTCCGCAAAGTCCTTCAGTACCTCCAGAGTAACCTTCTGGTCTTTGTCGTTGTAAGTAAGACTTACTGTTTCAGCACCCTTTGTTCCTGCTTTTGCTTCCAGCTTCTTTCCACCCTTAAGGATAGCAAGTGCGGTCACTTCGTAATCGCCTTCCGTGAGCTGTAAGTCCTGGCTTACCGCCTGCTTCTCCAGTTCGATACGTACTTCCGGAAGCTGCACGTTATCCGTGTACACATTTCCGCAGTAAAGCGTCTTACCGACAAAGTAGCTGTAAAGCCCTGTCTTCTTCTGAATGTCATCAAGAACGGCAGAAACAAGCACATTCGAATACCTTACGGCTCCCAGTTCCGTGTCACCGAAGGAAGTCACTATCTCATATTCCGGACAAAGGTCAGCAAGAAGATTTCCAAGCGTGACACTCTTCTTTGAATACGATACTGACCTTCTTTTCAGCTTGTACATCTCATCCTCACAATGCAGTTTCACCGGTATTCCGCGTGATACATTCTGCACATACCCTTCGAATTCGGTTACATAATTCCCGTTGTATCCAAGCTCTATTTTTACCGCATCTCCAGGCTGGAAATAAGTGAATAAATCCTGACCTGAGAAAGTTCTGATTTTCCGGGGAATCACAATGTCAGCAGTGTCGGTCAGCATCTTCCACGAGCTTGCTATTTCTACGCTGCTCACATAGAAAAGCTTCAGTTCCGTTCTGCTGTCAGTAGCAGGGAACGTAATCCTGGCACACATTGCATAACTCATACTTTTTGTATATAAGGTTGGTCACTTGTAGCCTGAATCGAGAAAGAATACATTTCAGGAATCCCCTGTACAGGTGACAGCTGAAAGTTTTCCATCACGATGGCCGTTATTCCTTTATTCAGGAAAAGGTCACCTGTCACGCTGATGCTGTCTGCCAAATCGCGAAAAAGAACAAGTGCGTGAGCCTGTTCCTCGTATGTTTTCTGGGAATCCCTTGAATTATCCGTAAGACAAAAACCGCGTATGTTGATATTCCAGTCATTGATACCGTATATTTCCTTCACTGTTCCTTTAGCTCCTAGCACCTTTGTTTTCGATACGTTCATATCCCGGCTAAACTCCACCAGCGTAGCGGCAGGCATCAGAAAGTCGCTCATGCTGACATCTGTCAATTCTCCCTGATCACTGTAGTGCTTATAAGTACCTCCGTCAAGGATAAAAGAATCGAGTACAGGTGTACCCATCCAGCTTCTTCTTTCCACTTCTTCACGGCTGGCCAGCTTCACGTCCTTATATTGTTCCGTAGGGAAGTCAGGCAATGTTCTTCCCCACGGAATATATATAGGTGATGATACGCCGAATACTTCAGCAAACAGATTGGCAATATTAAGTCCTGTATTTATCATATCCTTATCCTATTGCAGGTGTTACGTCCGACAAAACAGCTATCAGTTCCCGCTTGATTCTGTCGGAAATCTTACGGTAGTCTGAATCTCCTGATACGGTGAAAGTGTTGTTCATCGTCACATTCATGGTAATGTTACGTGCTCCTCCCGACTTTCCGCTTCCACCCAGTCCTATAGTTCCGTTTCCTCCAGTGCTTGTGCTACCGGAAGAAAGATTGTTCCCATCTGCGGTTTTTGGAGAAAAAGAAATACTTGTTGGTTTGTTCAACTGTGGAAGATCTGTAGTAATTCCTCTTGAACGGTTCCAGCTTTCCTGACCTTTTTGCTTTCCTTCATTCCAAGCCTTTGCCACTTTTTCACCACCAGCTAACGCTTCTTTGGCAAGTTCGTCCCAAACGCTGGAAAAACTAAAGTTATCATCAAACCAGTTGGCTGGATTAATCGCTTTAAAAATGGCACTTGCTGCATTAATTACAAATTTTACAAGCTGCACAAACAGTTCCTTAATCGTATTGACAAATCCCATAAAGTAGACTCTGAATCCTTCCCAGCTGTTATACAGTGTAGCGATTGCACCAATTACAGCCAACACCCATCCGATAATCGGAATGCCATATATAGATCGTGTAATCAACTTGCAAGATGCCGCCCAGGTGATTGCCGTCTTTGTGATTCCAAGCTGCATGATATTGGTCACGCTGAAAGCCACCATACCTAATGTGACAATAACACCAGTTACTACACCCAATACTTTGATAATAGGAGCAAAAGGTTCAACGAATTCAAAGAAAGAAATCTTCAGGTCATTAATAAATGCATCCATTCTTTTCATTCTTTCCGCAGTGGTATTCATGATAATATTAGCCTGATCTACGGCTGAATTGGAACCCTGTACTTCTTCAGTCCATTGTTTTATCTTCTCCGTATTACCAACCAATATCTGACCTGCTACTACATTTTCTCGTCCAAACAGCCTTGCCATTACTTCCGTATTGTTCATCACAGGAACCAGTTCTTTTAATCGGTCTGCAAAAGGTATCGACTTGTCTGACATTACACTCATATCTACTCCTAATGCCTGTAATGCTTTAGCAGCATCACTTGTCGGAGCAGAAAGTATAAGCATGGCATTTCGAAGAGCCGTACCAGCTTCAGCAGCTTTGATTTGGTTTTGTCCAAGTACCTGGAATAATGCATTTGTTTCGGCAAATGAAACCCCAAGGTTACTTGCTGCTGGGCCAATATTCTTCAATGATTCAGAGATGTCTACTACTTCAGCCGCACCAACCTGTGCAGATTTGGCAATCAAGTTCATCTGCATGTTCATTAATTTAGCCGCTGAATCCACATCTTTTGCTTCACCCTCAAACGCATTGAATGAAGTGGTAAGCGCTCTTACAGCTCCAGCCACATCTCCATCCATTGTCTTTGATAGAGTCAAAGAACTTCTAGCCATGCTTTCTATTGCATCAGGATATTCCGCAATCTGTGGACCTAATTGTGAAAGCAATGTGGAAAACACGCCAGCTGCATCTGATGCATCAACACCAAATGTTTTTGCAAGATCTCTTGCTTTTTGCTCAACCAAATCAAACTTATCACCGGCAATACCTGAAATAGCTTGAACTTGCGACATGGCATATTGGAACTGTACTCCTGGCTGAATGGCATTGTCGAAAGCATCAGTTATACCGTCCACTCCATCCTTGATTTCGTTCATGAAAAACATTCCTTTCCCGAACTTTTCAAGAATAGATGCGGTTTCATTGGCTTGCTGGCCCAACTGTTCCACCTCATCCGTGGTCTGTTCTACTGTATCGGTCATTTTCTGAGCCGATTCAGTAGCCGAACGAAGCGGACCGGTTATTTTATCCACCAGTTCAAGAATCCATTGTGTAGTCGTTGAAGCCATCTTTCTTTTCGAATAATTTGTTTACCACTGTAGCCAGTGCGTTATACACTGCTGTTTCCGTTTCTTTCAGCTCAGTTTTCCTTACCATCCGGTATTCCGCATAGAGCCTGAGCCAGGAATCCTCATCCAGCGTATCAGGGTCAACCCGATAATGATACCTCAGTATCGCATTGATTCCTTCTATTTCCGTGAACGAGGATTCCAGTTTTTCTATGCTTTTCTGATAAAAGCCTGTACGGCCTCCGTCATTTTTTGAATGGCTGAAAGCAAGGTGCTGTATACCGCATAGTCATCGTCGATGGCTTTTTTGTCACCTGCCACTACACAGTTCTGGATAAGCACATTATTCGCTGCTTCAAAGTCACCTTCTTTTCCTTTGGTTGCCACCAGCATCATGTGTGCTCGGCTCGGACGGACAACCAGGTAGTCATATCTTCCGTCTTCTGTTTCCACGGTTACCATGCGAAGGCGGTTTCCGTATTTGGCTTTCAAGTCCTTGTGTTCCGCTTCGGTGAATCCGTTAATCTTTGATTTTTCTTCTGTAGTCAGGCTTTCGTAGTCTGACTTCTTCTGTAATTTATTTTCCATTTATATCGTTTTTAATCGTTATTTAAAGAGTTTTTTACACCGGAAGTCCCCAGTCAATATGAGAAGGGATAAGCGTGTACTGGTAAGCGATGGTCTTGTCGTTCTGCTTCACTTCTACTCCGTTGTTTGAAAACTGGCAGTTACGAATCACATCCTTGTAAATCATACCATTGTATTCGTAGAGCACCGAAATGTCAAACGGTTCAATATCCATGATATTGTTTCCTGGTCCTACAGACTGCTGAAGCGCGATGGCTTCTTCCTTATAAAGCGTAATGCTTGCCTGTGCAGTGTAGTTTCCTACCGCACGACCTACCGGCTTGTTTCCTCTTCCGTATGCATTCTCTACCTCCTGCGAGTCGTTGTAAGAAAGTGCCGTGATTCCCTCGATAGTACGTCCCAGCATAGTGGTGGATACTGAGTTCCATCCGGCCATCTTACCGAACTTATTGATAAGCGTTTTCAGTAGTGCCATAATCAGTCAATTTTGTTGGTGAAACCTAAGTCTACAGAGAATTCATGCACAATGCCGTTTGCCACCAGTTTGATTTGAACTTCAAACGGCTTGTCGCTCACGGCTGCCTGCGAAGGATCAATGTAAACATCAAAGTCGGACACATCGTTGGCATTGGTCATCGTGTCGAGTGCCTGTCGAACAAGCGAACTCCAATAAGCGATGGTTTCCGATGCGATGTAACCGGTTGAAGGGTCTGCATCTACGCGGCTTCTTACGCGAGGAATCAACGTATTCCGAACCAGTTTGGCCGCCTTGTTCCACACGGCATTGTATTCGATGTATGCATAGTCCGTATCTTTTGCCACACAAGTGTGGCTGTTGGAGAAAAATACACCTGCATATCCCTGGAAGGAACTTGCGTAGATGTATCCTTTTTCATTCAAAGTCTTCTGGTCCGATTTGCTGACAGAAGTCATCAGTGTGCCGTTACTAAGTGCCGGATTTACCCATCGTCCCAGCGTCTTGTCAAGCATACTGTAGTCTGCTGTACCTTTTGCCGTGCGAGGATGACTTTCAATATCCACACTTCCCATGTTTTCATGCACGTAGCGAACAGAAAGCATACCCAGCGCACTTCCCACAGCCGCATAGTTGTTGTATTCTGTCTGGCTCTGTGCCACGTCATAGTCCTGCGCTACGATGACAGAGATATTCTCCGCTTCCAGTGCGCGAAGATCTTCCGCGCTCGATGCGTCGGTAAGATAGGTACCCAATCCTTCCAGCAGCACACAGTCTATGTAGATGTTATCTTCCATCAGGTCTTCCACCAAAAGCTGCATTGCATTGATAGCAGTAGGAAGGTCTTCATCAGCTGTCAACCCGGCCACGCCGATGGTATTCACTCCGTATATTGCACGAATACCGTTGATAAATTCATCTTCCAGTGCCAGTTCAGACACTTTCTTGGTTTTAGGTACCACCATGACCCACAATTCCCTTTCCGGAGAAAGACGAAACACTTCGCTGGCATGATAATACAGAAGCTCCTTGTTCTTTGTGTCGGTCTCCTCTGTCCATGTCAGTTGCTCCAGTGCTTCGATGCTGTTCAGCTTCACCGCCGTGTAATCTGGCAGTTTGGAAGGAATAGCAGTAGCACCGCATACCAGAAGCACGGTGCGGTCACTGGTGTCGGTTGCCCGAACCAGTCCGCCTCGTACTTTATTAATTGTTACTCCTTGGAATGACATAAGAACCTCCTTTATTCACTTTTACCTGATACGATGGCAGCCACACCGAATTCTTCAATGCGGTCTACGATACCCCATGTGCGCTGACGATATTCAGCCTGCGGATCTTTGCTCTTTGTGTCAATTTCCATCGGCTTGTACAATGACATCACGTTTTCAATGTGGTAATAGGTATTAGGCGCATAGTAAGCGATACTTGCCTGCAAGTCTGTACCTCCTGAAGGACTTGATCCTTCTGCCACACGTGTAAGAGAAGATACCGTGTAATAAGGAGTATCGTTGTTTTCAAAGAACTGCATACCCATGAATCCCTTAATCTTACCAGTCTTCGGGTCAGCATAGAAAGAACGGTCGTAGAAGAACTTCGAAGCGTTAGGATCAAGCAGCAAGTCGGCTGTATGCTGCGGACAAAGAATCATGTACAGCTGGTTGGCGATAGGCATGTTCCATTTTTTTACCCTTGTGGCAAAGTTTACCAGGTCGGCATAAGTCAGACGAATACGACCGCTTCCGTCATTATCACCAGTAGTTTTCAGAACAGGCATGTTATCCTCGTCATCATTGTTTCCCGGACAAAGCTTGTACATGGCATGTTTCAGCATACCGTTTTTGAAGCAATCGTCATGCAGTTTACGGATGGCACTTTCCTTGTCGAACGGAAGATAACGGAGTTCCACATCTGTAATGGCAGTGGGAGTCGTATCATATTTTTCCCATTCTACAATCAGGTTTTTACCTTCTACTTGTTTTGCGGTAAATCCCGAGTTGTTGTTCACCTTGAACTCTACGTTGTTAATCAGTTTGTTTCGGCGTACACCGTCGGCTGTGCGTGCGGCCTGAGGTACTGTTCCCAACGTAGCCAGGAAGTCATCACGGAAGTTCTGACGGTCAATAAGGAGCTGAGGGTCTAGATACTTGTTCAGATAGAGATTAGCTTGTAATTCGGCCATATAATTCAAAATTTAAGAGTTATTACTTTCTGTTTTTTGTCACCCATTCATTGAAGATGCGGTCGTAAGTTTCCGGGTCTTCCTTCATCAGTTTTTCACATGCAGACGGATCGTTCATGATGTCTTCCCACTTCATGTCGGCTCCCGAATTGTTACCAAGCGGTTTCACCACTACAGGCTTCTTCACGGGCGACATAGCTGCCAGCATCTTCTTTCCGCTTTCAAAGTTTGATACCAGCATCTCTCTCCAGTCTTCCTTCACGTCGGCTGTGATGCGGCGGTCAAGAATAGCCTGGTTAAGCAATGCTTCGATTTCTGCGTTCTGCCGGTCTTCTTCTTTCTTCTCCAGCATTTCCACACGTTCTGCCTTGCGTTTCCATTCACTAATAGTTTCGATAAACTGTCCTTCCGACATGCTGGCCGAAAGTCCAAACTGTACCAGTAATGCGTTCAGTTCCATTTCTTGTTTTGGGGTTTTAGGGTTATTAATCTGTTTTGCAACGGTTAATGATACCGGACCGTTGTAACCGGCTTTCGCAATCATAGAAGCCGTATCTTCTGTGATGTCGGTCTTTCCTCCGATAGAGTCAGCAAAACCGTATTCCTTTGCTTCTTTCGCGTTCATCCAGAAGTCGCCTGCATCCCACTTTTCCTTGAATTCCTTTTCAGGCATTGTGGTACGCGCCATGTAGGCATCATAATAAGTCTGACTGATTTTGTCCAGAAGATCCAGGTAGGTCTTAATTTCTGCTTTCCTTCCGCTGGCAATTCCACTTGGCTGGTGAATCATAAACAGTCCGTTTTCAGGCATCGTGAACGACTGGCAGTGAATGGCGATGTAAGTGGCTGCGCTGGCCACCAGTGCACCTCCTTCTCCTGTCACCGTACCCGGAAAACGCTTCATCACATTTACAATTTCGTTAGCCTCAAAGCAGTCGCCGCCCGGACTGTTAATATACAGATGTGCGTCTTTCACGCCCGATTCTATCAGGCTGTCTACAGTAGCGGTAAAGTTCTTCTCTGAATCCCTCCATCCGGCTATCTGTCCTTTAATGCTGATGACGGCACGTCCGTTTTCTGCTTTTGCTGTGATGTTCATTTCTTCATCTGCGTTTTAGTTACACTTTTCGATTACAACGCAAAGTTGAGAAATGCCTGTGAGGTACTGAAAGAGCGTTTCCATGATGGAAAAAATACGTCGATAAAGGGTAAATTTTTTTCCATTATGGAACAAATAATTTCTTTATGAAAAGCCATTTTCAGGAGGTCGTATAATAATGTGACCTTTGTCTCAGTAAATTAAATGTTATGGCACGAAGCAAGGAATATTACAAAAAACTTCGCAAGGAGGCACACGACCTCTATGTGAATGACGGCCTGTCGAACAAGGAAATATCCGAACGCCTGAAAGTGTCCGAAAAGTCCGTTTCTAAGTGGATTAACGACAACGAAGGACTATGGAAAAAAGAGAGACGTGCGGCTGTAGTCAACAGCAAGCAGCAGGCCGGAAATATCAAAGAAATTATCCGTATGCTGGCTGAAGACAAGCTGGACATCTTGCAACGGATAGACGAAGCGGAGAAGGAAGGCGACAAGGAGCTGGTCATGGAACTGCGAAAGCAGGCGGCCAGTCTTGACAATAGCGTGAACGCATGGGGAAAGCAGATGGAAAACATTAACAAGGAAAACCGTATCACGCTTTCCGTTTACCTGGAAGTGATGGACCGTGTGTTTGATGCAATGAAGACGAACAATCCGCATCTTTATTACGAAAGTCTGGACTTCCAGGAAGCACATATTTACGATGTATCTAAACTTTTGGGCTAATGAAAAAGAATGATCAGGAAATTCAGAAAAGATACCTCGAAAAGCTGGCACGTGCACGCACTACAAGAGACCTGGTGAATCCGGATGAAAGTATACTGGAAAAGCAGTCGCGTATCCGCAGGGCAAAAGAAGATGTAGGCTACTTCGTTTCTACCTACCTTCCGCATTATGCCACATCCGAAAGCGCACCTTTCCAGATAGAACATGCCAATAAGGTGAAAGCAAATCCGCTGTACAAAGGATATGCGGAATGGGGACGCGGACTGGCAAAGTCTGTATGGAACGATGTCATCATACCGCTATGGCTGTGGATTAACCGTGAGACGCATTACTTCTGCCTGGTAAGCGATACGTTCGACCGTGCGGCCGACTTGCTGGAAGACCTTCGTGCGGAACTGGAAGGAAACGAGCTGCTGAAGCATGACTTCGGCGAGCAGGAAAATCCCGGCTATTGGGAACGAGGAAACTTTGTCACCACAAGCGGATGGATATGCAAGGCTTTTGGTGCCCGCATGAAAGTGCGCGGTCTTCGTAAGGGAGCACATCGCCCGGACCTTTGGGCTATAGACGACCTGGAAACCCCTCAGACCATCAAGAACAGCAAGACGCAGGACGATTTGGCCGAATGGATAGAGAACGACGTGATTCCTACCATGACCGGGAAAAAGCGAAGACTGATAGGAAGCAACAACCGTTTTGCATCGCGCATGGTGCAGACCATCCTTCGCGAACGGCACAAAGACTGGGACTGGCACCTGGTATGTGCGTACAATCCCGTCACCTATGAACCGGCCTGGCCATCCATGTACACCGCCGAATTTTACCGTCAGCAGGAAAATGACATGGGTATCCTGGCCGCGCATGCAGAGTATAACCACGAGCCGCTGGTGCGGGGTAAGATATTCAAGCCCGAAATGATAAAGTGGGCACCCATGCCCGACCTTCACTGTATGAATGCCATAGTAGGCCATTGGGATGTGGCGTATGCAGGTAGCGAGACTTCCGACTACAACGCCGTGAAGCTGTGGGGAAGACACCGGAATGACTTCTGGCTGATAGACGGATTCGTGAAGCAAAGCAAAATGAAGATGGCAGTAGAATGGATGTGCTGGAAAACCTTAGAGTTGAAGAAAGAAGGTATCGAGGTGTTCTGGCAATATGAAAGCCAGTTCTGGAACGATGAGCTGGAGCGCATCTTGCAGGAAACACAGAAAGAAACAGGCGTAAACCTGCTTATCAGTCAGGAACCGCGAAGTTCGATGGCAAAACTTATCCGTCTGCTCACCATGCATCCGTACTATCAGAACGGTAGAATCTACGTGAACGAAAAGCTGAAAGGAAGCCCCGACATTCAGGTAGGCATGAAGCAGCTTTTCGCCATAGAACCTGGAATGACGGAACACGATGACAGTCCTGATGCCGACGAACAAGCCATCAAAAAACTGGAGATGTACACATCGCCTCCGGTACCTAAAGAGGAAAAGGAAAAGCGTGAAGGGTACCGCCCACCACGGATGAGGAGAAGAAGGAAATACGAATGGTAACAATTACACACCTATATAATTATGAGATACATTACAATGGAAGATGTGAAGTCGGTCATTCAAGAACCGATGATACAAAGCAGCATTGAGAAAGACAGTTCCATTCTTGACAGGCTGGAGCAAGGAAGTATCGATGAAGTATGCAGCTACATAGGAGGTAGATACGACTGCACCAAGCTGTTTGGCGAGCCTCCCATTCAGAATGGAATGATTCAGCGTATCATTACCTGCATGGTGGTGTACAGGGCTGTGCGAAGAAATGCCGCCCGCAAGGTTCCTGAAGACTATTCGGAGCTGTACGCATGGGCATACGATGTGCTGGCACGTATACGCGACGGGGAAATGCCGCTTACGGATGTGCCCGAAATTGTAGACCCTGAAACCGGGAAAGTGCCCGGCATCTGGATAAATAACCGAAGAGAAGAATATTTTTTTTAGAACGTCATGATTGAATTAAATAAGATTTACAATGAGGATTGTTTGGAAGGTATGAAACGTATTCCCGACAATTCTGTGGATTGTATTATATGCGATTTGCCGTATGGTACAACATCCTGTAAGTGGGACAAAATTATTCCTTTTGGAAAACTATGGGAACAATATAATCGCATTATAAAAAAAGATAGGGCAATTATTTTGTTTGCAAGTGGCTCGTTTTCTTATAAAATTATATCAAGTATGCCTGAATTATATAGGTATAAATGGATATGGTTAAAAAACAAGAAAGGAAATTTTGTTAATGCAAAAAATAGGCCAATGACATCCTATGAGGAAATAATGATATTTTCACAAGGATGTACAGCAAATGGAAGTAAAAATAAAATGATTTACAACCCTCAAGGATTAATAAAAAAACAAAGAATCAGAATTGATAAAAGTGGGACTCGATTTGGCTCTATGGCAGGTAAAAGGCCATCTCAAAAGAAGAAGATAATAAGTCAATATACTAATTTCCCTTTTGATGTTCTTCAGTTTAAATGTGAAAAAAATCCGATACATCAAACGCAAAAGCCAGTAGATTTAATTGAATATCTAATAAAAACATATTCTAATGAAGGTGAAACAATATTAGATAATTGTATGGGTAGTGGAACAACAGCAATAGCCTGCATAAACACAAAGCGAAATTATATTGGCTTCGAGATAGATAAGGAATATTATGAGTTATCAGTTAAAAAAATAGAACGTCATGAAAAATCCATTCAAACAAATTTATAACAGCATTGAAAATTATGTGCTGCAAATGGCAAGCTTCCAGAAGGTAGCTACCGTGTATCACGATAAGAGAGGTATTCCTGGAATGACACCAGGCCCTATACCGTTCAAGCGTCCATCGTCCGATATGCGGACAAAAGAAATAAAAGACTGGCAGATGGCCGTAATGCAAGCCACCGACCCCGAAAGGCCTCGCCGCTATCTATTGTACTACATCTATCAGAACCTTCTTCGCGACGATGACCTTCAGGCAACTATCGAAAACCGCGTGCTCCCATTGCAGATGGCTACTTATAAGATTGTAGACCGCAGAGGGAATAAAGTAGATAAAGCACAGCGTCTGCTGGAACGCACTTGGTTCCAGGACTTGCGAAGAATGTGCGTCATGTCACAGCTTCAAGGCACACTACTGGTTGACCTGACGGAGAAAATGAATAAGAACACCATGGAAATCGAAGAGATTTCCGAAGTTCCACAGTGCAACTACATTGCCCAGGTAGGTGCCATCCTGGAACGTAGTACCGACAATCAGGGAATATCCTACCGCACAGGAGGTATGGAAACCTATTACTACCAGTTTGGCAAAGACTGGGACCTCGGTCTGCTGAATGTGCTTGCCATGCCCATCTATGCCAAGAAGCTTGGATTTGGTAGCTGGCTGAACTACATCGACATGTACGGGGTTCCCTGGATGTTTGTCATTACCAACCGTATGGATGCGGAACGAAGGGATGAACTTTTCAACATGCTTGAAGACATGCGTTCATGCCGTAACGGTGTATTGAATGCGCAGGAATCCGTGGAATTCGGAAAAGAAATATCCGGTAACACCACCAACGCATTCGACCCCTTCATGGAACGCTGCCACAAGATTATCACACGCCTTATTCTTGGGCAGACAGGAACCACCAACAACGAAGCATACGAAGGAACCGCCGAAATCCACGAACGGGTAGAGAAATACCGTCACGAGGCCGACAAGCTTCTTTTCCAGTATGTATTCAATCAGGAGATTATACCCCGTCTTATCAAGATAAGCCCCGTGTACGCTGTGTTCAAGGGATGCCGTCTGGAATGGGATGATCATGAGACAATGACACTGAAGGAATACGTGGAAGCCATCAAGAACCTGGCATATACCTTCGACTTTGACCCCGAAAAAGTGGCCGAAATGACCGGTCTTCCTATTACGGCTGTCAAGCAGGTTACCAATCAGGGTATGCAGGAAGGTGGAAACATGAAAGACAACGGAAAAAGCAACAACAATCCAACCCCCAATAATGACCCTGAACCTCCGGAACCCGATAAAAAAAAGAAAAGGTAAGGAATGAAGGTTTTTCACGCATTATCAACACGCTGTACTATGGAGAAGGTCATACTCCCCATTCTGTAGCCGTAGAAGCAGCCGGATTGAAGCTGAGCGACAAGATACGCGACCGCGTGCTGAACCGCCTTCGCTCGAAAGGTTTTGATGTAGACAAAGACATAGAGCCGGATTTGTTTGCACACACCTTCAACCAGCTTGACAAGGCACTTGAAATTTTTGGAAGCCCAGAATGGGGAACGCCCGACCGCGATTTCCTGGAAGCACTTCGGCACAGTGAAGCCGTGTTTGCCGCGTTCAAGACACACCAGCAGCAGAAAGAACTGCACGAGCAGCTGACCGATGAAGAAGGAAAGCTGAAATCGTTCGACCAGTTCCGCAAGGACACGGAACCCATCATACAGGAATACAACGTGAACTGGCTACGCACGGAATACGACACTGCCGTCCGTCGTGCCCGTTTTGCAGCCGACTGGAAGCGGTTCGAAAAAGACAAAGACCTGTATCCTAACCTGAAATGGCTTCCGTCTGTATCGGTTAACAAGCGTGAAGGTCACCGCGTATTCTACAACCACGTGTGGAAGGCAGACGACCCGTTCTGGAATACAAACTATCCTGGCAATCTGTGGAACTGCAAGTGCGGACTGACAAGTACCGATGAAAAGATAACCGAAGGAAGGACACCTTCAGGACATGACAAGCCTGAACCCGGACTTGACAAGAATCCGGGCATTACAGGCGAGATGTTTACCGACACACATCCTTACATCAAGGGTGCAGGAAAAGAGGCCCGAAAAGCGGTAGACAAGTTCCTTAATAGGAATACGCTCAAAACTGTAGGAGATGAACAACTGACACGTAAAGTTACGGATATGGAAAATAATATCAGAATGAATAAAAAATTTGAAACTGGGGTTGTATATGATAAAGATGGAAATCTCATTCTTGACAAAAGAGGGCAAGCTTACAATGTTTATTTCACAAAAGAAGAATGCAATTTGATGAAAAATGCTATCTTTACACATAACCATCCTCGAGGATGGGCTGCTGATGAAAAAAGGTGGGCGCACATCGGAAACTCATTCAGTATTGACGACATTGCTCTTGCTGTATTCAATGATTTGGCCGAGATTAGGGCTGTTACCCCTTTATACACATTTAGTATGAAAAGGCCGGAAAGCGGATGGGGTAAATTTAAAGATCTGAGAAGTTTTCGTACTGCTATGAATCGTCAGAATAAAATAATAAGGGAAGAATTAATGAAAGCTGTTGAAAACGAATATATAACTCCAGAGCAGGCTGGCATAATCCATTATCACCTGTTATGGAAACGTGTAGCAAAAAAACAAGGATGGAATTATTCAAAACGTAAAACAAGATAATCATGATTACAAGAATTAACGACCGTATGGAATATTTTAATATGTATAAGTCGCAATGTGCAACCTGCATACATTATGACTGGGATACTTATACATGCAAAGCTTTTCCCGAAGAAATACCAGATGAACTACTTAGCGGAGATAAAACGCATGAAAGCGTAATAAAAGGCCAGTTTGGAAAAACTATATACGAGAAAAAAAAGGATGAGTAAAAACATGCTTCGTGAAATCGAAAAAAAAATAACGCGATACGTGCAGAAAGACCTTCCGCGACAAGCAGGAAAGATGGCCGTCGACGAGTTCCGCGAAAACTTCCGCCGTCAGGGATTCCGTAACAACGGGATAACTCCCTGGCCGGAGGTGGAACGTCGCAAAAAAGGCAGCCCATGGTATGGCTTCCAGTACAAGGGAGAAAAGCGTACTTCCGTGCGGTATGTGCGAAGCAGAAAGACCGGTAAGACCAGGCGAAGCAAGACACAAAAAAAACTGAATTTCAGCAACGCAGCTACAAGGAGAGGAATTCTTATCGGTACGGGTGCCAACCTGATGAACAGCATTACCGTGTTCGAAGCAAGCGAAAAGCAGGTAAGAGTAGGCTCAGACCTTCCTTATGCAGAAGTACACAACGAAGGCGGTTACATCAAGATTTTCGGTAAGGCCGTAAAGAAACTTCCTCGCCGCCAGTTCATCGGAGAAAGCCACGAACTGATGACAGAACTGGAAGACACTCTTATGGAGAATGTGGACCGCATTACCGACGAAGTAAGCGACAAGTACAGCGAATAACGCTTTTATTATTCATTTTCATTATTCATTAAAGAAATGTACACCGAACTATTTAAAGAGCTTTCGAACATCGTTCAAAACCGTTTGGAATTCATTGAAAACATACCGGACGATTACGCAGATCTGCGCGAAAGACTGGAAGCCTTGCCCGACTTCCAGCACATTGACTTATGGCACGAGCAGGTAGATTATCTGAGTGAGGAACACCCTTTCTCTACGCCTGCCATCTTCTTTGAATTCAACACACTGGAGATAGACGATGCCGGCGAACTGATGCAGAACGCCAACCTTCAGGTAGACATGCACATCTTCTGGGAAACATTCAGCGACACCTATGAAGGCGCGGCCATGCAGGAAGAAGCATTGCAGTATCTTGACCTTCTTCTGCTTGTAGGATTCATGTTTCACGGACGAAACGGAAAGAATTTCCACCAGATGCGACGCAGCGGCACCAACAGAGAAGAATCGGGAGGTTCAGGAAACCTGTACCGCATATCATTCCAGACGAATGTGTCAGAATTCAGCGGACTTAACTTGAAGCAAATCGTTCAGGATGAAGACAGAGAGGTAGGAGTTTCACGCGCATTCAATAAACCCGCACTGGATGAAGGCGGGTTGTACGATGTCAAAAATCGATAGACATCTGAGCGGAGTCGGAAGATTTTTTCTTTCCGGCTCCCTTTTTTAGCTGTTCGTAATATGCCAGATTATCTACGTTGTAGAATATGCGCTTATAGATGTAGTCTGTAGACAGAAAAAACACACGTTCGCTCAGCTGACGAAGCACATCATCCAGCCGGATGCGCTTCACGTCGTACAGATTGTGAAACATTTCCACCATCTTACGGTCTCTTGTCTTTGTCAGCTCTACGTTTCGCATGTGTAATTGTTTGATTTGTTGCTACAAAGATACATAATCAGCACGAAAAAAGCAAATTGTCAACTCTTTATGCCAGCGCGTGCCTACTTTTGCAATGTCATGACAAGTTAACTACATTATTCACACTTAAACACAAAAGATTATGGCAATTAACTACAGCGTTGCAAAGATGCTCAATCCGCAGGACCGTGAAAGCGGAGAGTACAAGTATTATGCCAAGGCACAGGCTTCCGGCTCAGTTGGTATCAACGAACTGTCTGAAGAGATAGCGTATGCCACCACACTGACCGACGGTGACGTGCTGAACGTGATTCGTGCACTGGTGAAGCGTATTAACCTGCACATCGCAGCCGGACAAATCGTGAAGCTGGAGAACCTGGGAAGCTTTCAGGCTCAGCTTCGCAGCACAGGAACCGCCACGGAAGACACCTTCAGCCCGTCGATGATTAAGAAGGTGACTCTCCAGTTCCGACCGGGCATCGGGCTGAAAGGCCAGCTTAACATCGCAAATCTGAGCTTCCACAAGGTGAAAAGCTTGCAGGAAGACAAAGAAGAACCGCTTCCTTAACTACTACGTAGTAAACCCATCATTACTACTTAGTGACTGATTAATTACCACGTAGTAACAATGCGTTTACTACGGGGTAATTTATTCCTAATTATTTTTATTATCTTTACGAAAACACATACAACATGCACGCTATTTATTTGACAGACCTTGCACTGCGATATTTTCCCCGCTCTTCTGCCCGCAGTGCCGTTACACAGCTTCGCCGCTGGATTACTCTCAACAAAGATTTACAAAAAAGGCTGGACGAACTTCACTACAAGAAAGGACAGCGCACGCTTACGCCTTTGCAACATGAGGCAATATGTCATTATCTGGGCGAACCCTGATTCATGAATAATTAAAAATGAAAATCCCCGGCATCCGGTTTGGCGGTGTCGGGGATTTTTGTTAGTCTTCGATGTAGAAATCATATTCCAGCAACTCTTTCATGTACCGGTCACGCTCTGCTTTAGATTTAAAATCACTTCTAATTGTTACCCATGAGTCAGGATTATCCAAATTTTTTGCCTTGATAATTGGCTTCCCATTTCTTTCTCCAGCTCTTATTATCCAGAAACCTGAATCACATACTTTTTTTTGGTCTCTTGCGTTCATATCAATATTCTATTAATTTAAAGTTACCGGAAGTAAGTATATTTTCTACATTATTACTACTAAGAAGATTAGACAAGAACAATGCCGCATTTTTCAATTGTTGTTCTATAGAATTAAGATTCTTGATTATTTCTTCTGTATATGGCAATACACATTCATCTTCTCCCAGATGATATTTATAATTACTTGCAATATAATCGCCAACTCTTCTATTATAATTATTAGGAGAATCTCTTCCGCATTTAATTGTTTGATAATAAGTCACACTATCATTTAACTTTTCTTCGATAAGTATCTTATATCCAAACTTAATAAGATTGTAGCCGTCTGTAAACACGTCGTTAATACAGAATTTACCTCCATATTTACTGAATTGCGGCAAAAGAAAACCACTTTCATCTTTAACAAAGTTCCCACTTGCTCCAAATTCAACTCTTATAACAAGCCTTCTTTGTATTACTGCATTTCTATATTCATCTATTGCTTTATAAACCTTATGTTCTAATTCTTTTAATGACTCAAAATAGCAACGATTTATATCTTCCAAAGGTTTTACTATTGAAATAAGTGAAGCAGGTGCTTCAAATGTAAACTTCCCATTAGTATTACACTTTACAACTATTTCGTAAATAGTTTCTCCTAGTTTTATCTTTATTGTTTTAATCTTTGCCATATTATTCAAGAACCATTTGTTTTCCGTAAATCTTCGCCACTTCGTATTCTGCCTGACATCCTTTGCTGTCTTGCCATCCACGGCAGAAATAGACTGCATCGCATTCCAAGAGAGCCTGAATGTCTCGCCCCATGTGTTCCGCATAAGATGCGTTGGAATCTGGTGATACGTCGAACGGAGTTACCGGCTCGTAGCCATTACTTACCAATCCGTTTTTTACAAGGTCTAAATGAAGTTTTACTCCTATAATGTCTTTCCCGCTTATAGGGATGGAGATATATACTTTCTTTTTCATAAATCAATAATTTCGGTTTTTAAACTCTTACGTACTTCTTCCATCATGTCCAGTGTGTCGTTATTTTCTACGTTGAAACAGACACCCAGCCATACTGGATTTTCTTTTGAACGCTGTACTGATAAGTCGCAGGGGCGGTTCCACTTCACCCACACATACATAAACTGGCTTATTGCGCTGTAGTGAATCTTCACCGCCACTCTGCGAGGTTTGAACAGGTCAGGCATTTGTTCCAGCGTGAATGAAGATGCCAAACTTTCCGTCGTCTCGTGTCATGGGGTCGCATCCTCCAAGCAGTATCGCACGTTCCTGGCAGCGTTCATTCTCAAACACGCAATACTGACACGGATTGTCTAAGCTGGTAATATTGGCTACTTCCTGGAATTTTATCGGGGTTCCGTCTGCTAACTGACGGACTTCCCCTGGTTTCATGTCGTTAATCATAATCACATAGCCGATAAAGACAACGGTAACTTACGTTCTTTCCCTTCTTCATCCTTCAGCGTAACCTGGATGAACTGGCAGGTAGGTACCGGACGGTATGCAGCCTTGATGATGTTGATACCGTCGATGAACTCTGCATCGCGGCTGGTGGCTGCCAGCTTCTCCAGTTCGAGCACCTTGTTGGCTTTCAAGGCTCCCTTGCGGTCTTTTGCCAGAAGTCCCATGACTACCTGCACAAGTTCTGCGCTGTTTTCGTCCTTTGCTAACGTCTTCAGGTATGCCTTCACCTTTTCTATGCCAGCTTCTACAGTGTCGTCCCATCCCTCGTTTACGCGGTTTCCAAGCGTGATGGACATTGTACCATCGGCTGTGGTGAATGTGTCGCTCTGACGGTCGGATTTCGTCTTGAACAGCTCGTTCTTTGTCTTGATAAGGGTGGCAAACTCTGTGAATACTTCTTCTTTCAGTCGCTCCATTTCGCTGGATAGGTTCTGAAGCTTTGCCACTGCGTTTTGTACCGTCTGGTCTACAAGTTGCTTGTAGGCTTCGCGTTCGTTCTGTACACGGTCTTTTTCGGCCTTTTCTTCTGCTTCCAACTGTGCTTTCAGTGCTGCTCTCTGTTCTGCGGTCAATGCTTTTAAATCAATCATAATTACTTGTTTTTAAAGGTTAATAAAATTCTGTATAATAAAGCCGTATAGGCCCTCTGTTCCGATAGATTCGCATGTAGTATGCTCTTATTTCGCTAAGGTTGTCCGTATCGTGGCGGCACCTCACTGCCAGGTGATGACCCAGTACGTTAATCACTACGCGCCACACTCTGTATTTCTTCTTCATATCGTCGTTTCCGTGCTATAGGTTATCTTTCCTTTCTCCTTTCCGGTCACGAGGCGGTAGTTTTCCTTCGCCTCGCGATTCAGTTCATCGTACCTCTTTACGAGGGTGCTTCTTTCGGCCACCAGGTTGCGGAACTGCTGTCCCGTCATCTCGCGGCTTCCTATCTGCGCATTAATACGGTCGATGCGTTCCTCTATGCGGGGAAGTTCGTCCAGGATGTAGTTAATGCGGTTTATGCGCTGGTCGTTAACATCGTATTCAGCCATTCTGTTTTCGTTTAATAGATTCAAGTTTCGGTATCAGTGCGGACAGTTCTTCGCTGTCCAGTTCGTAAAGAGGCTTCCCGGCGATGCGAGGGCTGCGGAGATAAGCGTTAACCGCATTCCAGGAAGAGGTATCTACTCCAATCTGCTGAAGGCGTTTCAGCACCGCGCTGCGCTGCCATTTCAGCGACTTCTCGATAAGCCTTTCGGCCACCGGCTTGATGGTGGTGTTGGCTCCGGTGATGTAACCAGCCAGGTACTGCGACTCGGCGTAGGTGAGTTCCTTGGTGGTGTCGGTGCGTCCGTCGGTCAGCTCCAGAATCAGTGCGCGGTACTGTTCTTCCGACAAGCCGTAGCGTGCATACAGCACGTGCAGCTTCTTAATCATCCATTTCGGTATCATTCTCTTCGTTGTCGTATTCATTGCTATCTTTTACTTGATTTCCGTAATACAATGCGGCCCTTTCCTCATTTATTACTACTGTTCCTCCAGGGCATCGTCCTGCTATCTGGGCACTCATTCCTTCCACGTGACAGATTATCTTAGCCAGCTTCTTGCACAGCTTCCCGCTGCTGGTATAAGGTGCTCCTCCTGTATCGTCTTCGTGAGCGATAAACACAAACAGGTGATTCGGATAATCACGCTGCAATGCGCGGAGTGCACCTCCCTTCAGTTCATCTTTGTAGATGGTAATGTTATCGATGAAGACGATGCGTGCCGATTTCTTCTTTGAGATGCGTTCTTTCAGTTCTTCCAGCGGCTCGTAGTCTATAAAGTTCAGGTTACGGTCTTTCTCCGTGATTCCTGCACGTGAACAGGCACGGGTGAACTCCATTTCCACTCCTTCCTCTGCCGACACGTACAGCACCTTTTTCTTGGTGCTGAGGTAACGTGCAAGCTGGAGGGCAAATGTGGTCTTTCCGTTCTTTTCCTTCCCATAGATAAGCCATATTCCGTTGTCGGAAGGCTCACCGAACGGTTCCTGATACGCACCTTCCATCTGCAAGGTGGTGAACCGCTGGGAGTAGATGTTTTTCACTGATAATGCTCTTGCCATAATCGTTATGAGTTAAGGATTAACATTTTTTCCGCACGGCGCAGACCGGTGATATTGTTTCCGGTGCTCACGGTAAGACACTGGTTCACGAGTTTCTGAAGGTTGGTCTTGTCTTCCATGTTCACATACAGCACATCGGTCAGCAGCTTGCGGTAGAACTCTATCTGTTCGTCCTTGTTGGTAGGTACCACGTGTGCGTAGGCATCGCTGAATCGTGAGAAGATTTCCTCAAATCCTACTGACTCACGGCTGATTCCGTCTGTTATCTTCTTGCGAAGTCCGTTGGCACCCATCATGTACCATCCGCAAGCCCCTTCCGTGGCGTTGTAGAATTCCTTCAGGTCGAGGAATGCGTTATATTCCAGGTCTCCGGCTTCATCGATGATGACCACGGGCTTTTCGAGCACATTCAGCGCGTTCTTGATGCGCATCTTCACATCCTGATAGCGTCCGGCAGATTCCACGCCGATAACCTGTGCCAGCGTGCGTGTGAAAAGAATCTTTGTCTTGCACTGCGATCCGTCTACATAAAAGCAGTTCTTCAGCGTCTTGGCCAGATGCTTTGCACTGTAGGTCTTTCCGATTGCGCACTTGTCGACGAATATCATGCCCCATCCGTAGTTCTTGCAAGCCAGCACACCGCGCTCAATTGCATTGAAAACCTCTGTACGTGCCATCTTCCAGGGGCGTTTGTTCACCTGTACACCCAGAATGGATGCAATGTTCAGCCACTTCTGTGCAGAAAGCTTTCCTTCCGTGCGTCCGTTCTTAATCTCGCTCCATACGCTGGCGCTCATTCCATACTTGCGTGCAAACTGTGTTGCGGTTCCACCATAGTTTTCTGAAGCCTGCAATAAGGCTTTCACGCACATGTCAATCAGTTGTTTACTTACTTCAATCATGGTTCAATATCTTTAAAAGTTACTTGTCAGTTGTTGTATCAATAGCTGTTTATCGTCTTTTTGAATAGCTTTCGAATTGTTTTCGAACGTGTTCTCTTCTTCGCCTTCATCGAGCACTTCCACCTGTTCAGGTTCTACCGTTTCAGGTTCCAAATCTTCTGTTTCCAGCGTTTCGGGTTCCTGATCATCTTCGTAGTGTCTCTTCTGTTCAAGTCCGGGGATGACAAACTTGTTGTTAACCACATTCGTGCGGTGGTCTATCACCATCACCTTGTCAATTTCCGACTTTCTCCGGCTGATATATCCGCTGAAAGTGTTGATGTAAGCCATTACAAGGCTCATATTCTTGCGGTCGTCAGCGGTCTGTTCTATCTTCGCACGATGGAATTTCGGCTTCTGTATGGCTTCGCAGATGCATCTGTCAGCACCTCGCAGATAAACCAGTGCTTTCATCACGTTTCCTTCGTTATCGTCCAGCCAGTAGATGTCTACTTCCTTACCTTCCACCAGCTCCAGCAAGGGAATCAGTTCATCTCCTGTGCTGATTTCGCCATCGATGCCAAGAAAGAATTCTTTTCGCTGTAGCTTGATGGTCCCGGCTTTGCAGCTGCTCTCTGTCTTGTATCCGATGTAAGGAAGAATCATCTTCCAGTTTGTCTCCTGACGAAGATTCGGGTTCTGGTTCTCGGTGAACACCTCCCAGCGCGTCATTCCTTTGTATTTCACCTGGTCGGGATGCAGACTGTTGTTCCAGTTCTGAATATCCGTGAGGCAGTCGTACACAATGTCATCGAACGGGATAATCGGACAGTCATCTTCTCCTTTCTGGTTGCTTTCTCGAAGTGAATTCGGACGTGCCAGCCATCCTTCACGTTTTTTTTCTGTATCGTAGCGAAGTTTTTCCCACATTCTTTCGATGTATTTAGCTCTCGCCTTGTTGGCTTCCATACGTACGTACTGGAACATTCCACCGTCGGCCAACATGTTATTACGATAAGTAGCGTTCAATGAGCTTTCGCACTCTATCTCGGCAGGAAGAGGAATACCCCATGCCGTGTAATTACGCACAATGTTGCGGTAGAAATCCACGATAATACCTTCCTTGGTCTTTCCGTACACCCATGCAGTGAAGCACTGTGCGCCGACATCGTATGCGCAGTAGAAACATACACGCTTCCGTTTTTCGAACCAAAATGGAGGATTACGGTCGTCCACTGAGATGATGCTACCTGCATATTCAGGCTTCAGCATGGAGCCACCAGGAATAAAGTCGGAAATAAAACGCTGTCTGTCACCTGCACGCTTGCTGAATGTCACGATTTTGCTGTGCCATGTGTCCAGATAGGACGTGATGGTGCGAAGACTGAGCTTTCCATATTCCTTTGGGTCGTACACTTCTCCTGTTTCCTGGTTGATAATTTCCACATAACCGGAAAGGAATGCGCTGTACTGGTCGGCCACCTCGGTAGGAGTAGGCTTATGCTTCTGGCTCATGAACATGCTTTCGAGAAGCTGCATCTGCGCAAACGTTTTCACGCTGGCGTGCTGGTTACCAAACACGCCTTTCACCAGCGAAGCATAGCGTTCTTGTCCGTTCAATGCACCGTAATTACGAAGCTTTTCACGCAGACGGATCATGTTTTCCGGAAGATTGTATTCGCGATGGAACTTGCGTACAAGCACAGGGGCAAAGGTGCGCAGGTCTTCGCATACGGAAGCTTCCAGCCCGCGAACGGTATTCTTTCCTTTTCCAAGCCATTCTGCACGACGGGCCTGAATAAGAGCAAGGCCGGCGTTCAAAAGGCTGGCAGTGGTGACGTATGCTTGTTTCTGAGAGTCTTTCAGTTCGCCGGTAGGGGTGCGATAGCTGTTGTAGAAGGATACTGCATCCTGGTCAATCTGGAAAAAGTCAAGAAGGATGTGTTCTTTCTTTCGCGGGTCGCCGATAGCATCCTGAATCTCTTGTGGAAGGCTGTCGAACACAATCGTAACCACACATCCTCTACCTCCACCACGGTCGGCACGCTTGATGCCGCACGTCTTGTTCTCATAGCGGTATAGTGTTGTACGAAGATGAATCCAACCAGAAAAGAACGGTTTCCCGTTCATATCTCTTGCCTGAAGGACTTCATCTTTCGTTACCACCAATATGTTTTCCTTGTTATAGTGAGGCATATTATTCTGTTTTCTGATTAGTGCAGCCTCAGGAATCGAACCTGAAGCTAAGCCGCCTGCATCTTTTTGCCTTGTCAATACCTATTGCGTTAAAGATTACTTCATACCAAAACCAATCCTATGACAAATTCACGTTATCCTGAAAACGTGCAGGTTCTTATAGCTGCGTGTGAGTTATCTGTCTGCCTTGTCCATCTTAATTGCTACGGGAACCAGCGATGCAGACAAGAGTGCGATTCCGGCTATATTCAGCCATCCTTCTGTAAATGTGTTTGCCACTGCAAGGGCGAGTATTGCGATAAGTATGTTTCTTGTTTTCATAAGCTTTCGGTTTTTAAAGACCGTCATATCTTCACAGACCGGACGGTTTTTGCTACATTTGTAGCGTACTAATCAATCATTTATGTTTATGGATAAAAATAACCCGTATGATTTGCTTGGAAATGTTTCAGCAAATGCTCTAAGTTTAGGTCTTCAAGCATTATGTCAAGTACAAGTTCTTAAAAAAGAACTTGTAGCATTTATGTCTGCACATTCTTCAGAAAAAGAAGAAGACATTATTAATCGAATGAATAAGTCTTATGCAGATGAATTTAATGCGGAACTTGAATGCCTTTCAAAGCAGTTAGGAGACATGTTTGAACCTCTTTTGAAGAAGGTACAAGAGAATAAAAAGCTTTAATCGCAATCTTCTCAACCTGCTTTTTCTGAGCCAGCGTCAGTCCTTGACGCTGGTTTCTTTTTTTCTTCCTCATACAGCTCCCCTCCTGTATCTTCTTGAATTCATACCTACACCAGGGCATACTACAATACAGCTTCTTTCTCGGGCTTTCTCTTCCTGGTGAGTGCCAAGAAATTTGGTTTCAGGATTAGCGTTAGAACCTGATTTTTCAGGGTGAAAGAATCTTGCAACATCTTGTGGAAATTTTCTTTTTTCATAATCAAAAAAATTAAATGGTTAATATTATGTTACTTAACAACAAAATCAATTTTAGCCAGCATCTTTCTCCGGATCTTCTTGAAAAAGCCAACAAACTTGCTGGAATCAGTTCTGCTATCCTCTCGGTATTGTTTCTTTTTAAGTCCTAACAAAGAAATTTCCAAATTTCTGATAGGGTCGGATTCGTCAAGGTAACTATATTTTCGAACTGAAATCCTATCAGAATATACCTCCTCGTAATCTACATATACGGTTCTTTTCACATAATCAACTGACATCCCTAATTTGCAGGGTTCTCCAACAGCCGTAATATCTATTGTTATTCGTCTTGTATTTTCCATATTGAATCATTTAACAACAAACTTAATCTTAGCGAGAACCTTATCGAGGTTCTGTATTTCTTCAACAAACCGCTTAGTAGCGGTAAACTCAATCGTGGAACCGTCATAACTAAACGGATACCCATACAATACCAAGTAATTAGCCAGACGCTGGCAATACTTATTAGTGCTATATGTTTTCATTTTCTTGTATGTTATTCATTGATAGCACCTGTTGAATTTTTATCACGTAAGGCTAATATTCCAAAAGACAAAGCCTCAATAACATTATTCTTCAGTGTACGATACCCTCTACACTGCATGTAAAAAGTTCTGTAAGTAAGACGTTTTTTTATACCGTTCTTCTCGCAATAAGAAATATAAAACCCATACATCATATGTAGATTAGTTCTTGTTTCTTTCAAATAAGATTTCCAAAACTCAGGATCTTTCATTTCTCCATTTCTTACTTTCTCCATACACTCCGCATATTCTTTCAATACGTCTTTATATTCTTTTGAATCAGCTTCGTCTAAACGAAAAGTCTTTCTTACATACTTTTGTGAATTGATTTTTGCACTTTCCATACTTTCTTTGTTTATTTGTGAATTAATAGTGACGCAAATATATGTTTTCATTTTGAAAACAACAAGCAAAAAGGAATAAATATTTTCATATTGAAAATTAATATGGAACAAAAAGAAATTATCGAAAGACTAAAAGTGGCACTTAATATCCAGAAGGATAAAGATTTAGCTGCATTTTTAGGAGTGGACAAATCAACTTTATCAAATTATAAATCGGGGAATAGAGATATAGATTATAAATCACTATTTTCAAAATGCAAACAAATCAATATTCATTGGTTGATTACAGGAGAGGGAGAAATGCTTTTACCTCCTACAAAAGGAAACATAAATTATATTAATGGAGGAAATAACGTAACGGGAAATGTAAATGGCGGACAAATGCTTAACATAACTATGCCCGAATCCGGTAGTCAAAAAATTATTAAGCCCAATGGAAAAATTAAGATACAACGGACGGATTCAACAAAAAGTGTAAATACGAGGGAGGCTGAATTACTAAAAGAGAATTCAGACTTAAAAGAAAGAATCGCTTTTCTGGAAGGAAGTATGAAAGGTAAGGATGATTTAATAGCCAATCTTCAGAAGACTATCGAACTTTTGTGTAATAGGCAATAATTTTTTGTGTGTTTCTCTTCTTTTATAACGCAGTATTACAACAATGTATACTAAGATAAGTTTACTATGAATATTCTATCATTAATAGAAAAGGCTTTATTTAAATCTTTTCAATCAAAACTGAAAATGAGCGAAAAAGAAGCACAAGAGTCTGCTTCCCTGTTTATTCAAAAAGTAGGAGAATACAAGCCATCTGCAAAAGAACAAAAAGAAACTGAAATGTTTCATTTATTGGGCTCTCATTGTGATACATTCCAACACTTTATTCAAACTGTTCACACAAAATATATTGATACTATATTTTGGTTGTCTAAAGACAGTACACATGAAGAATTAAGTAAAGCATATGAAGCACTATGCCATTATGAGTATTCATATAGAAGATATAATAAAGACATATTGGAATTGTTAGATATATCCAACATTGGAAACCGTACATCATTAGGTCAATTCCTGCTGCATCCTTCAAAGAAATATAGCTATTTTGAAAATGAAATAATAAAAGCATATATAAAAGGGCTTAAATATTGGAAAAGAGAATCTAAAGATATGTCACAAAATGAAGAGGATAAACTGAAATCTAATATAGAAAAGATATTAAACTTTTATCCTTTTATTAAAGCAAATGAAGAGGCAATGAGTATTGAAATCCCTAAATGCAAATGGTAATATGAAAAAAGAAGTAAAATCCACAAACGAAATTTTAGAAAATTTTGCATTCCATGTAAATTCATTAATGGAGTCATGGTTTAGTAACGAATCTCAGGCAATTAAGGAAAATGATTATGATATTATTGCACAGTCA